TTGTATATCTATGTAAGAAACATTGAGGATGGTACACAAATAATTGAACACATACTACCATTCTTTACACCAGATTACACCATCAAATTGAATTTGATTCCTGAAATGGGTATTGTTAAAGAAGTGCCCATTATTTTAAACTCAACATCACATGAAATTCTTTATGAGGGTGGTAGAGAAAATGAAACCAGAATGATAATCTGGACATTAAACTTTACAGTCAAAGGCTTTGTATTTGGTAAAACCGCAGAAACTGGTGTCATCAATCGTGCATTTGTTTCAGTGTTCAACTTAATTACCGAAGAAGATGTTGTTGAATTCAGATTGAATTTGAGTTCTGGTTTTGGTACATACAAAGTTGGTGAGAAAGTGTATCAAGGATATACATCAGATGATGCATCAGCAACAGGAATTGTTGTTCAATTTACAGATAACCTACTTAGATTAAAATCACTAACAGGAAACTTTGTGTCCGATAAACCTATATATGGTGTTAATACTTTGGCAAACTATAACTTCACCACATACAATTTGAACCCATTGAAATTTGTTGAAGTTGATGCTGTTGGTAGAGTTTCTACAGATATCGACTTTATGACTGTTGATAAAGTTGACGCTAAGACCGATAACACACTAAATGAAGTCTTGACAATTAACAAGGCCGCAAACCAATAAACATCAAATGAGAGAAACAAATGGCTAAACAAACAATCAATATTGGTATTAGAGCAAATGATGGTAAAGGTGATACACTAAGAGCCGCATTTGTCAAATCAAATGACAACTTTACCGAGTTGTATACCAATGTTTCAAATAATTCTAATACTGCAAATTCACAATCAGCAAACAATGCTGCACTAGCACAAGGTGCTTTCAATAAAGCAAATTCTGTTTTCTTGGGTGATATCAGTTTTACCGATACCATAATGTATAGTAATACAAAAGTGGAAGTTGGTAATGACCATCACAACAAAAAAGTTTGGGGTCTATTATATGGGCAGTTAACATCTCAGTTAGCCAATACATATGGTCACAGTGTTGCATACGATTCCGCCAATAACATTTATGTCGCACTGACAACACAAAATGAAACCACAGGTTATCCACAATCTACAATTGTAAAATTTGACACAACAGGTGAAATATTCTGGACCCGTTCTGTACCAGCAAACACCTCATATGGTAGTTATTCTGAATCTTTAGATATTGATGCAAACAACAATATCTATTTGTTGACAAATCTTCCAAATACTTTTTCAACTCTAGTTACCAAATTTAATTCTATTGGACAAAATGTTTGGAGTTCGATGGTAGAAGATGCAGTGGGTTCTGTGGACATTACTGTTGATGACCAAGGATTCCCATACTTTGTTGGTGAACACAACCTATTAACAGGCCTTGATAATACAGGTGAACTATTGTTTACCTACTTTACCTCACAAACAGCATCCACAAATGCATTTTGTTGTTTAGCTCTTCCAAATGAAAATGGTGTTTTGGTTGGTTCTGCAAACGGAAAAGTCCACAAGTTTGATACAGAAGGTGTTTATATTTGGACAAACAACGTTGATACAAACGGAAACACAATTATAAGTTTGACTTCTGACACATCAAATAATTGGTATGCAGCATCAAATACAAACATCTATAAATTTAGATCCAATAACGAATTGTTATGGGAAAAAACAATAACTGGTATCACAACACCAAAAATCAATTGGATCAAACACAAGAATGATTATTTGTATGTGAATGGTGCAACGACAGATGCAAACAACCAGACAGCATTTATCACATATAAAATTGATGCAAATGGTGCATTAGTTTGGGCAAGGTCTTTAGAAATTGCAAGTGCAAACCAAACAATCAGACTTGGCCATAGACAACTAGATGTTTCAGGTGACTATCTTGTTGGTATTGGTTATTCTAAACCATCAGGAAAATCAAACACATTTGCAACAGTTTATCAATTGCCTGTAGATGGTTCCCTATCTGGAACATACCTTGGTGCAAATGGTAGTTCCTGGGGTGATTTCACTTATGTTGGTATACCAGAAGCAAACACTGCAACAAGTACAACTGTTGGTACCGGCAATACAACTGTAACGATTGCTGAGAATACAGATTACACATATACAACAAATGTAATTGTTTATTCAACTCCTGGTGGTTTGTATGAGAAATCTGTGGCACCATTTAAACAAAAATGGCAATTTGATTCTAATGGTAAAATCATAGTACCATCTTCTGGTGACCCAACAGCATTGGATTTGAGTGGCAAAAACATTGTGAATACTGGAAATGTTATATTTAATAATGGTACAGCACAAAGAGCAGCTGCACTACCTCTTGCAAACTTGAAAGTAATTGTTGCTGCATCATCCAGTTTTGCTGATTTTCAAAGTAGAATTGCAGCGTTATAATTAATATAAAAACTATGAATACATTTGACAAGAACATGGAAAAATTATTTGATGTAACACCGGTAGAACAAAAAGAAAAACCTTTGTTGCCGGTGGTTACAAAATCTCAGGATGGTCCAGATTTAAAGAATGATTTGGAAGATGCATATCAACAAACAAAAGATAATCTACAAGACCTTATTGACCAGGGTAAAGAAGCCATGGAAGAAATACTCAACATTGCAAAAGCAGGCCAACATCCTAGAGCCTTTGAGGTGTATGGTACACTGTTGAAAAATGTGGTGGATGCAAATAAAGAACTACTTGCGGTACAAAAACAAATGCGTACAATGGATGGTAAACCAAAAGAAGGTGACACCAAGATTGATAAAGCCATTTTTGTCGGTTCAACCGCTGAACTGAATAAGTTACTTAAAGGTAAAGAATGAGTGGTGATTTAAGATTTGGTGAAGCATATCGGGATAACCCTTTACTTAAAAAAGCTGGCGTCAAGGTAGAATATACCCAAGAACAGGTTGATGAATATATCAAGTGTTCTAAAGATCCCATATATTTTGCAAAAAATTATGTAAAGATTGTTAACGTTGATGAGGGTTTGATTAACTTCGGAATGTGGCCTTTCCAAGAGGAAATGATTACACTTTTTGCAAATAATCGTTTCGTTATCACCAAGTGCCCCCGGCAGGTTGGTAAAACTACCACAACAGTTGCATATATGTTATGGGAAACAATCTTCAAAGACACACAAAACTGTGCAGTCTTGGCCAACAAAGGTTCTTTGGCAAGAGATATTTTAGCCAAGTACCAACTGGCATACGAAAACTTACCTATGTGGTTGCAACAAGGTGTTGTTACCTGGAACAAAGGTAATGTAGAACTAGAGAATGGTTCCAAGATTATCGCTGCGTCCACATCAAGTTCCGCCATTCGTGGTGGTGCATTTAACATTGTATTCTTGGATGAATTTGCTTTCGTTCCAACCAATATTGCGGAAGAATTCTTCAACTCTGTTTACCCTGTAATTTCATCAGGTAAAAAGACAAAGATTATTATTGTGTCCACACCTAACGGTATGAATCTATTCTACAAACTATGGATGGACTCAATCAACAAGAAGAATGACTACAAGCCATTTGAAATTCATTGGTCTATGGTACCAGGTCGTGATGAAAAATGGAAAGAAGAAACCATCCGAAACACCTCTGAGAGACAATTCAAACAGGAGTTTGAAACAGAGTTCTTGGGTTCATCAAATACTTTGGTTTCTGGATACAAATTACAACAACTAGTCTATGTGGACCCTGTTGCGAACCACGATTTGTTGAAAATCTATGAACATCCAGTCAAAGAAGGTGTAAACGAATCTAAATCTGACCACCTATATTGTATAACGGTCGATGTATCTGAAGGTAAGAACCTAGACAGTTCGGCATTTTCTGTCATTGATATCTCACAGACACCATATAAACAGGTGGCCACATATAAGAGTTCGTCAATCACACCAATATTGTTTCCTACGGTCATCTACAATACAGCCAGATATTACAACGATGCATATATTCTGGTAGAAATTAACAACAATCCACAAGTGGCAGATTCACTACACTCAGACTTTGAATATGAGAATCTGTGGAAAATATTTACAGGCAACAAGAAACCTCAACAATTGTCGGCTGGTTTTGCCAGAGGCATTCAAATGGGTTTGAAAATGTCACCACAAGTCAAGGCAATTGGTTGTTCCAACCTAAAAACTTTGATTGAGGGTGACAAACTATTGATAAATGACTTTGACACCTATTCAGAATTAACAACTTTTGTTCAACAAAAGAATTCTTTCTCTGCGGAAGAAGGTGCAAATGATGACATGGTAATGTCTTTGGTTATCTTTTCATGGGTAACAACTCAACAGTACTTTAAAGAAATTGTCAACCACGATATCCGTAAACAAATTCAACTGGAAAGTATGAACCAGATGGACGATGATGTTCTACCTGCACCGATCATTGAAGATGGTTTAGAACACGATTTCGAAATAGTGGGTGGTGACATATGGGAAGTTGCAGATGGTGGTGAAGTCTATGCAAGTTTCACAAGAAAAATGATGGAGAGGTTGTAAATCCAGCCTTTCATAAATATACTTATGGTATTTTGCCAAAAGAACATAATAATTCAAGGAGAATAAAATGGCATTTCAAATCTCTCCAGGCGTAAATGTATCGGAGATCGACCTAACTACAGTCGTTCCATCAGTACAAACTACGGCCGGTGCATTTGCTGGAACATTTCAATGGGGTCCAGCAGATAAAATAAAATTGATTGGTGATGAAATAACACTTGCGAGCACATTCGGTAAACCAGACACATCTACAGCAACATCTTTTTTCACTTGTTCCAATTTCTTGGCTTACGGCAACAGTTTAAGTGTTGTCAGAGCTGTTGGTACAGCAGCAAGAAATGCTTATGGAACCGGCACGGCTGTACAAATTAAAAATGAAGATGTATATGAAGCTACATATTTGTTGGCAGGCAATTCAAACACATATGGTTCTTTCGTTGCAAGATATCCAGGCACACTAGGAAATTCATTAGAAGTTCAAGTTTGTGCTACTAGTGGTCTGTTTTCAGCTTGGGCATATAGATCATATTTTACTTCTGCACCAGGCACATCAGAATATGCAACATCTGTCAGTGGTGTATCAGATGAAATGCACATTGTTGTTATTGACAAATTAGGTAATATTACTGGTGTTGCAGGAACAGTTCTAGAAACATATGGTTTTGTTTCTGCTGCATCAGATGCCGTAATAAATGGTACATCTAATTACTATAAACAAGTTATTTTCAATAACTCAAAATATGTTTATGTAATGGATCCAGTTGATTATTCAACAACAAGTGCAACATGGGGCACAACAGCGTTTGGTAAAACTTTTGCTGATCCTGCAGCAATAGCAGTAGTAACACTATCAAATGGCGTTACTACTCCACCAACAGATGGAAATTTACAGACCGCATATGACTTATTTGTTAACAAAGAAGCTGTTGACATTTCATTAGTATTGACTGGTGACCATAGCGTTACAGTTCAACAATATGTAATCGACAATGTTGCAATTTCTAGAGCAGATTGTGTTGCATTTGTTTCTCCAAGATATGTTGATGTTGTTAACCAAGGTGGAAGTGAATCCACAAATATTACAAACTGGTTAGGTTCACTATCAAGATCATCTTCATATGTTGTTGCGGATTCTGGTTGGAAATATCAACTAGACAAATACAACAATACATATCGTTGGATGCCATTGAATGCTGACATTGCTGGTTTGTGTGTTAATACCGACACAGTAAGAGATCCATGGTTCTCACCTGCTGGTCTAAACCGTGGTGCTATTAAGAACTGCGTTAAATTGGCATGGAACCCAACTAAAACATATCGTGATGCATTGTACAAACAAGGTGTAAACCCTGTTGTGTCTTTACCTGGCCAAGGTACATTGTTGTTTGGTGACAAAACATTGTTGTCAAGACCATCTGCATTTGATAGAATCAATGTTCGTAGACTGTTCATTGTTCTGGAAAAAGCAATTGCACAAGCAGCAAAATATTCATTGTTTGAATTGAACGATGAATTCACCCGTGCTCAGTTTACTGCTTTAGTAGTTCCATTCTTGCGTGACATTCAAGGTCGCCGTGGTATCACAGATTTCAAAGTTGTTTGCGATTCAACAAACAATACAGCACAAGTAATTGACAGCAACCAATTTGTTGGTGATATCTACATCAAACCTGCTCGTTCAATTAACTACATTCAGTTGAATTTTGTTGCTGTTGGAACTGGTGTTGACTTCACTACAGTTGTTGGCGCAGCCTAATAAATAAAACGACAATAGGAGAATACAATGGCATTCAACGTAGCAGAATTTAGAGCGAACATGATTGGTGACGGTGCCCGTCCTAATCTGTTCTCAGTCTCTTTAGTTTTCCCAACACTAGCCGAAAACGGTGCATTAGCAGGTCAGAAAGTTAATTTCATGGCCAAAGCTGCACAGTTACCAGGTTCAACAATTGGTACTGTACCAGTTTTCTACTTTGGTCGTGAAATGAAGTTTCCTGGAAACAGAACCTTCGCCGACTGGACATTGACAATCATCAACGATGAAGATTTCGCAATACGAAATTCTTTAGAATCATGGATGAACGCAATAAACAGCCACGCAACCAATGTCCGTTCTGGTGCTGCAGCAACTTCTACAGGTTACTCTGTAGATGCAAGTGTTACACAATACGGCAAAACTGGAAACGAACTAAAGAAATACAACTTTGTTGGTATGTTCCCACTCGACTTGGCACCAATTGATTTAGATTGGGGTTCAAATGATGCGATTGAAGAATATACTTGTACATTTGCTTACCAGTTCTGGGAAACAAATACAACAACTTGATATATGAGGAGGGCCTTGTGCCCTCCATGTTTTTTTGATTTTATAATTACACACAAAATATGGCAAATACAAATAAATTCTCACTGTTCGGTTTTACAATTTCTCGTCAACAGGATGAGGAAGAAAAAACTGTTCAACAATCTTTTGCGCCTCCTACAACGGATGATGGCGCATTAACTATTACATCTGCCGCTTACTACGGTACATATGTTGACCTAGACGGTACTGCAAAAAATGAGGTAGAACTTATTTCTCGTTACCGTGAAATGGCAATGCAACCAGAAATTGAATCTGCGATAGATGATATAGTTAATGAAGCTATTGTACAAGATGATGATGGTAAAATTACTGAAATTATTCTGGACGATTTAAAACAACCAGATAAAATCAAGAAGGCCATCAAAGAAGAATTTAATAGCATTCTTCGTTTGTTTAATTATCAAAACATGGCTCAAGATATTTTCCGCCGTTACTATGTTGATGGTAGAATGTATTATCACATCATTATTGACCGTGAGAATCCACAACAGGGTATTAAAGAATTAAGATATATTGATCCACGTAGACTACGTAAAGTCCGTGAGATTAAGAAACAAAAAGATGAACGCACAGGTGTAGAGATTATGAATCCTGTGAATGAGTACTACATCTACAATGACAAGGTAGTGTCAGGATCAGCCTCAAACTTTGGACCAGTCGGTACACGCATCACAACAGATTCGATCATCTCGGTGGTTTCTGGCCTTATGGATTCACGTAGGGCAGTTGTGTTGTCATATCTACACAAGGCAATCAAGCCATTGAACCAGTTAAGGATGATTGAAGATGCAACAGTTATCTATAGGATTTCACGTGCTCCTGAGCGCCGTATCTTTTATATTGACGTTGGCAATCTTCCTAAGTTAAAAGCGGAACAATACCTCCGTGACATTATGGTCAAGTATAAGAACAAACTTGTCTATGATGCAAACACAGGTGAAGTCCGTGATGACCGCAAGTTTATGTCCATGATGGAAGACTTTTGGTTACCACGTAGAGAAGGTGGTAAAGGCACAGAGATTACCACATTACCTGGTGGCCAAAACCTAGGTGAGTTGGAAGATGTTAAATACTTCCAGAAGAAATTGTATGGTGCATTGTGTGTACCAGTTTCTAGATTAGAACCGAATCAAAGTTTCTCTCTTGGTCGCACCTCAGAGATTACTAGAGATGAATTAAAGTTTTCTAAGTTTGTTGATAGACTACGCAACAAATTTTCGGATGTTTTTGACCAAGTTCTTCGTGTACAGTGTGTACTCAAAGGCATTTGTACTGCTGAAGAATGGGATTTGTTCAAAGAAAACATTCATTATAATTTTATTAGAGATAATAATTTTGCTGAATTAAAAGAGGCAGAATTAATTAACCAAAGATTATCTTTATTGAGTGCAGTTGATCCATACACAGGTAGATATTTCTCACAAAAATGGATTCAACAAAATGTATTACGTTTAACGGATGATGAAATTGTTGGAATGCAGAAAGAAATTGACAAAGAGAAAGAAATGGGTCTAGGTTTGCCTGTTGCGGTAACTAATGATGTTGCACAACAACAAATGATGGGTCAAGTTCAAACTGACCAGATGGTACAACAGGCAAAATTGATGCCTGACCAAGGTCAAGCTGGTGGAAGTTCTGGTGGTTCATCATCAGGAGATTCAAAAGCAAAAAGTTCTAGTGGTTCAAAACCAGTTAAAGGTGATTTGAGTTTAGAAGATACCACATTCACTAGATTAAAACGTATATTATAATTAGGAGATAAACATGGCAACAGCAAGAGAAATATTGGACTATGCAGAAAACGACAACGCAAAAGAAATGCGTGATGCTTTGTATTCTGCATTACAAGACAGAGTGATGGCACATATCGAAGCCCACAAACAAGTGGTTGCACAAAACATAATGAATCCACCAGAAGCAGCTGTTGAAGATGAAGCGATTCAAGCATCAGCTTAATTTTGTCATATTGGTATAAATATTATTCAAACAATAACAGGGATTACAAATGGCAAACAGATTTTCATATCAAGTATTAAAAGATGATACTCAACACGCAGTCATCAAACTTACTGGTGAATTTGATGGTACAGGTCAAGAAAACAATGTGGCCAGAATCCAAGCAAACACTCTATATGGTGCCTTAGATTACTCAGGAGCAAATCTATTGTCATCAACTGCAAACACAGGACCACTATATTACTATGGTCTAACAATAAATCGTTTATGGTATGATAGTGACAGTGGTATTAGTGATGTGCAATTGTATTGGTCAAATACTAGAAGTACGCTGGCAAATTCAGGTACTCCAATTATGATATTGCAAGGTAACGGAGAATATGACGGCAACGGAAATTGGATCACCATTAAAAATCCAACAGTATCTAATACCGCAACAACATGGAATAACGGAGACATTGGAATTTGCACAAGAGGTTATGTTGCAAATTCAAGTTACACTTTAATTGTGGAATTGCGTAAAGACAACGCACACTATGAACGTGGACAGTTTACCGATCCTGCTGCCTTTAATTACGGTAGTTACGGCATGAAACCATAAGGACCAAAATGAAACTTATTAAAGAAATTACCGAATCAGTAAACTATTTGGTGGAAGAAAAAGATGGAAAGAGAACTCTTTTCATTGAAGGTCCATTTCTAGTTTCTGAAAGAGTTAACAAAAACGGTCGCATGTATAAAGAAGAAACCATGCGTAAAGAAGTTGGCCGTTATGTAACCGAATCTGTAGAAAAAAATCGTGCCTTTGGTGAACTGGGTCATCCAGACACCCCATCTATCAATCTTGACCGTGTGTCTCACATTATTGTGGGTCTGCGCCAAGAAGGAACTGATTGGATAGGCAAAGCTAAAATTCTTGAAACGCCAATGGGCAACATTGCAAGAAATCTTATCGAGGGTGGAGGACAACTAGGTGTATCTTCCCGTGGTATGGGTTCTCTTAAAGCTATCAATGGTGTTAACATAGTTCAAGATGACTTTCATCTGGCCACAGCGGCAGATATTGTAGCAGACCCTTCTGCGCCTGGTGCTTTTGTACAAGGTATTATGGAAGGTAAAGAGTGGATGATGGTGGGTGGAATATGGACTGAAGTTCATTACGAAGAAGCTAAGAGAGAAATCAAACAAGCTTCTAGTAAAGACATTGAACGTGTCAGTTTAAAAATATTCGAAAACTTCATCAAAAAACTTTAATTATAAATATCCAATATAAAATCAAGGAGATTCTCAAAATGGGAAAATTTAATCTGACAGACGCCGCTAAATCAATTCTTACAGAAGGCGCAAAGGAAAACTTTGAAGCTTCTGTAGCTCGTGGCCACAAAGAAGGTTCATCTAAACTACCTACATCTGTTGCTTATGGCATGAAAGATGCTGGCGAAGTTGCTGGTGAGATCAAGAAACAAGATGACGAAACTGGTGATTACACCAAAGGTGTTCCAACAGCTACACCTCCTGGCGCAACACCACCTGTCGGTTCACAACCTGGCAGCAAACTATCTGGTCCTGCCGATTCACAAGGCGCTGAACACAAAGCTGTTCAAGCAGCCGCAACAGACTACTCTGCCATTCGTGACAGAATCAAGGCTAAACTTGCACCACAAATGATGCAAGCAAATCCAGGTGCAACATTCCAATCTTATGCTGAAGGAACAGAAGAAGATGAAGAAAAAGAAGTTGTTGCTGAAGAAAGCCACGAAGATGCTGGAGAAGACAAAGCAATGATTAAGAAAATGATGAAGAAACAAAAAATGAAAGAACAGATGGACCAAGATGTTGGTGCATTACTTTCTGGTGAAGAATTGTCCGAAGAATTCAAAACAAAAGCAACCACAATTTTCGAAGCAGCCGTTATTGCTCGTTCACAAGCCATTTTGGAAGAAGTTGAAGAAGCAATGTACGAAGAATTCGAAGCTTCAGTTGAAGAAGTTAAAGAAGATTTATCTAAGAAATTGGATGACTACATTAACTACATGTCAGAAGAATGGTTCAAAGAAAACCAATTGGCAATCGAAAAGGGTCTACGTGCCGAAATCGTTGAAGATTTCATTCGTGGCATGAAGTCATTGTTCGAAGAACACTATATTGACATTCCAGAAGAAAAAGTAAACGTTGTTGAAGAATTGACCGACAAAGTTGAAGAATTGGAAGATTCATTAAACGAACAGATTCAGACTGCCGTTCAAATGAAGAAACAAATTAACGAATATAAAAAATCAGAGGCTATACATGCAGTATGTGAGGGCCTAACGCAGACTCAAGTGGAAAAATTGAAATCACTCGCAGAGAGTGTTGAGTTTACCACAGAAGAAGAATTTGGTCGTAAATTGGAAACATTGGTAGATTCATACTTCCAGTCTCCAGTTAAAGCGATTGAAAGCTCTGCATTGCACGAAGCAGTGGAAATTGAGGAAGACAAGAAGCCATCGGCATCTGTTGATCCTGAAATTGCACAATACGCACAAATCATCTCAAAATCATTGGCTAAATAAATAAACTTTACCAATAAAAGATACTCATAAGGAGAACACTAAATGTATCTAACCGAAGAACTACAAAAAAAATGGGCACCTGTGCTTGAGCACGAAGGATTGCAATCCATTACCGACCCATACAAGAAAGCTGTTACAGCACTTGTTTTGGAAAACCAACAACGTGAAATGGCAGCTGCTCATTCACAATTGAATGAAACAGCACAATCTGCTGCTCCAACAAACGTTACAGGTTCTGGCATTTCTAACTACGATCCAATCTTGATTAGTTTGGTTCGCCGTGCATTACCTAACTTGATTGCTTATGATGTTGCAGGTGTTCAGCCAATGACAGGCCCAACAGGCTTGATCTTTGCAATGCGTGCTCGTTACGATGCACAATCAGGTTCACCTTCAAATGCAAACGAAGCATTCTACGGCGAAGCAAACACCAAATTCTCTGGTGTTGGTTCCGAAAACAACCTATACGGTTTCCGTGGTAACACATCTAAAGATACCGATGGAAATCCATTGACAAACTTTGCAACTGCTAACGCTGTTACAACTGGTATTGGTATGTCTACTGCTACAGCAGAAGCTTTGGGTGCTGACACAGATAGCAATTTCAAACAAATGGCTTTCTCAATTGAGAAAGTTACTGTTACTGCACAAAGCCGTGCATTGAAAGCTGAATACTCACTAGAACTTGCACAAGACTTGAAGGCAATCCATGGTTTGGATGCTGAAACAGAATTGAGCAACATTCTTTCTACTGAGATTCTTGCTGAAATCAACCGTGAAGTTATCCGTACAATCTATACATGCGCTGTTGCAGGTGCTCAGTATGGTACTACAACTGCTGGTTCTTTCGACTTGGACACCGACTCTAACGGTCGTTGGTCAGTTGAACGTTTCAAAGGTTTGATTTTCCAAATTGAACGTGATGCTAACGTAATTGCTAAGCAAACTCGTCGTGGCAAAGGTAACGTGATGATTGTATCATCTGACGTTGCTTCCGCAATGGCAATGGCTGGCGTGTTGCAATACACACCTAACCTATCTGCTGACCTACAAGTTGATGACACAGGCAATACATTTGCTGGTTTGTTGCATGGCCGTATCAAAGTGTACATTGATCCTTATTTCGGTGGTTACACATCGAACCAAGAATTGGTTACCATTGGTTACAAAGGTACATCACCTTACGATGCAGGTATTTTCTACTGCCCTTACGTTCCTCTACAAATGGTTCGTGCAGTTGACCAGTATACATTCCAACCAAAAATTGGATTCAAGACTCGTTACGGCATGGTTGCAAACCCATTCGCAACTGGTTTGACCACTGGCAACGGTGCATTGAACGCTCGTTCAAACGTTTACTACCGTATCTTCCAAGTTCGCAACTTGATGTAAGATAAAGAGTCACCATAGAGTGACATTTAAAAGGGACCTTCGGGTCCCTTTTTTTTGGCTCCTAAATAGTACATAGAGGAAATAACATGACTGCAATAACCAGAACACCAGAAAATACCGATTTACTTCAACCCACTAAGTTCTTACTTACATTCGATAGAATTAGGGCCACACAGTATTTTTGCCAACAGGTTAATCTACCGGGCGTTTCTTTGGGTGAAGTTATGAAGCCTACTCCGTTTTTGGACATGTTTTCACCAGGCACCAAACTGACCTATGAACCATTGGACATAGAATTTATAATAGATGAAGAACTACAGTCATGGAAAAACATATATGATTGGTTCACTTCTATTGCTGATCCTGATGGTTTTGAAAAGCGTGATGGTAGTAAAGAACTACAAGACAATAAACATTTTTCTGATGCAACATTAAGTATACTGAGTGGATTAAACAATCCAATTTTAAGAATACAATTCACAAATGTTTTTCCTTTAACTATTAGCGCACTTAGATTTGATACTACACAATCCGCAGACACCATTATAACCGCAAGCGCAACATTCAGGTATCAATCATACAAATACTTGACAGTTTAATACTTTTGTGATATAATGTTTTGATTATGGCAATTATGAATAACTATGGAAACACTTGAACAAATACTAAAAATGTGGGAATCGGATGCAGTCATTGACCAGACCGAACCTAGCAAAGAACTGTTAAAGATACCTGTATATCACAGTAAGTATCTTGGCATTCTCACCAAACATAAAATCGCATCAAAGAAAGCCCACTTTGATTACCTGCGTATGCGTAAGGTAAAATGGGAATACTTTACAGGTAAAATGTCACAAGATGAATTGAATGAATATGGTTGGGAACCATTTCAGTTTGCATTGAAGTCTGATATTAACACCTATTTGGAAGCAGATAAAGACCTTATCAAATTATTGGAGAAAAAGGTCTACCATGAGGAAGTCGTTTCAGTTGTTGAATCTATTATGGCCGAATTGAAACAAAGAACATGGCAACTCCGAGACTTTATATCATGGGAGAAATTTGTTGGTGGACAATGACCATTTAACAATCACAAAGAAGGATGAAGTATACGCCAAAGTGACCTGTGAGAAGCATGTCGCAAAGGAGTTATCTGAGTACTTTACATTCTTTGTACCTGGTTATCAGTTCGTTCCAGCCTATCGGAATCGCATATGGGACGGTAAGATCCGTCTATTCAATCTACAGAGCAGTCAACTATATCTTGGTTTGATTCCATATCTTAAAGAGTTTTGTGAAGAACGTGAGTATGCATATTCACATGACATTATTGAAGATGAATATTCAGTCTATCATGCACAAAAATTCTTTGACATATTGAATCTACATTCACAAGGTAAACAAATTGGTGTAAGAGAACACCAACAAAATGCATTTATTGAGGCCATGCAAAAACGGAGAGTTTTACTATTATCTCCCACTGCATCAGGCAAATCACTTATCATATACTTGTTGTTCAGACAGTTGTTGCAGTATCAACAGTTAAAAGGTTTAATCATTGTTCCAACAACAACATTGGTTGAACAGTTGTATTCGGACTTTGCAGATTATTCATCCTTTAACGGATTTAATGTGGAAGAAAACGTACACAGAATCTATCAAGGTAAAGATAAGCTAACGGATAAGAATTTAACAATCTCCACATGGCAGTCACTATACAAGTTGCCACCTGAATACTTTCATCAATTCCAATATGTAATTGGTGATGAGGCACACCTATTCAAGGCACAATCATTAACATCAATACTAACATCTTGTATCAATGCAAAATATAGAATTGGCCTTACTGGTACATTAGACGGCACCAAAACACACAAATTGGTATTAGAAGGTTTGTTTGGACCAACGAAAAAGGTCATATCAACTAAAGAGTTGATTGACAAGAATCAATTATCAGCATTCAACATAAAATGTCTGATACTAAAACATTCGGATGAAGTATGCAAAGAAATGAAAGATGCAACATATCCAGATGAGTTGAAGTATTTGATTGAGTCTGAGAATAGAAATCGTTTCATTCGTAATTTGGCAATCAGTTTGGAGAAAAATACATTGGTTCTTTTTCAGATGAAGAAACATGGTCGTGCATTATACGAAATGATTAAACAGAAGGCAAATGGTCGTAGTGTTTATTTTATTGATGGTGATGTAGACACTGTTGTCAGAGAAGAAGTTAGAAAAATTATGGAAATAGAAAACGATGCAATCACTGTGGCCAGTTTTGGTACCTTTTCTACTGGTACAAACATTAGAAATTTACATAACATCATATTTGCAAGCCCAAGTAAATCAAGAATTAGAAATTTACAATCAATTGGTCGTGGACTGAGACAGAATGAAGGTAAAGAAATGGCCACACTTTATGATATATCGGATGATTTAAGAATCAAAAAACACACAAACTTCACATTACAACACTTCATCGAAAGAGTAAAGATATATAATGAGGAGAAGTTTACTTTTAAAATTTACAATATAGGACTTAAAAATGGCCATTAAAATAGTAAGATTTAAAGACGGTCTAGATG